TGCATGTTGTTAAATCCCCCGTCAAAAACAGCAAGCATTCCTACCTGTGGTTTAATTTCGATATTTTGATCTGGGAACTTTAACAATCCACCCTCAAAGTTATCATTTAAGTATAAAAACCCTGCATATCTGCTTCTCGTAAATGCTCCAGCGTTTCCTTCATGATCTGTGTTATCAGAATGAATTCTTGCATAGGCTCCTGGCTCCCACTTTTGTGTGTGGTACCCAATCTTAGATATAATCTTTGGATCAAGATCGTGAACTGATGCTATCGCCTCTGGCATCATTTTTTCAATGTCCGAAAAGATTGTTGGTACAAGGCCAGCATCTAACACTTCTTGATCATTGTCTTGTGGAAGGACAGATGAATATGACTCATAAAAAGATATTGGCATCCACGATATTTTTCCATTTGCTGCCTGTGCATCTAAAGCATTAATCATTTTAGAACACTCTTCACTGCTTATAAAGTTTTCATAAACAACTATGTCTTTTGTTATTCTTCTTTTATTATTTAGGTTCATGGCTGTCTGTCTCCTGTATGCTTGACAATTTCCCAAAAAAATGGGCAAGTAAATCTTAGACCACTTTTAATTTCTGTTACTCCATGTATAAAATTTTTGTCTCCTGGGAAAAAATATGCTGCACCCTTTTTAGGCTTAAATTGAACGCCTTGTAAAGGAAAGTAAAGTTCTCCACCCTCATAGTCATCATTTAAATAAAAAAGGCTTGAAAGATCATAGTTTGGGAAATCGTTTGGAAGTCCAGCATCTGGACCTTCGTGAAGTTCTTTGTCTGCATGAGGATTTTGTCTTTGTCCTGGTAACCACTTAACAATTGTTGGTCCAGTAGGAATAACTTTTACCTTGTAGAACTCTTCGACAATTGGCTTTAGTCTTTCAAATAGTCCTGCAACAACTGGAGCAATTTTTGGATCATTTTTGTCTAAGGTTGGGTTTGTTGCAACTCTGTCTTTCCAGTAATCTGAATCATACACAACTGTTCCATTTTCATTTACATGGGTTTCTGTTACATCCCAGATTGTCAACGACTTAGCAGCATTTTCTAAAAACACTATTTCTTCTTCTGTCATAAAGTTTTCTAACTCTACGATCATGTCTTTGCTGTCACCAAACCAGCCAGAAGGTGTCATTGAGGGTTTTCTTATTACAACAGAAGGATTATTATTGTCCATAACTTGATTATATCATAGGGTTTAAATCCTATATATTTCTCCCAATCTCTAGTTGTTTTAAGAACCTGTCTGCATTAAATCTCCAATTGTCTTTTGCAAAAGAAGTGACAATTTTAATACAAAGTTCTTCATAGTCTTCTTTAGTTAACTTATCCTTAACGGCATGAAGTGCTTCTACTGTATCTATATAGTTTTGCCTAACAAATGATGGATCTCCAGCATGATTTCTTTTTAAAACCTTTGTGGTAATTTTACCTAGTGGTTCATACAAAGAGACAGTTAAATATTCTTTTGCAAAGCCAGCGTCTTGATACATTTTATATCCCTCTAAAGCCTGCTCAATATTATCAAAAGAAATTATTGATCTTACTGGCTTTTCTCCATCTCTTGCAACAGTAATCATGTAGTGATTTACCTTACCATGCTTAGAGTCTTCAATATAGTTTTCTACTATACTGTCATTAATTGGGTTTAGTTCGCTCATGGTTTAACCGTATTATCATTTACATAAAGTTTTAATGTTTTTGTTTCATGATAGCCTAAAATTTTTCCATTTTCATCTACGCCATCTCTATACCAATCTGTCCATTTTCCAGATGAATTTACGACCTGCGCTGCTTCTCCATATGATATGTTTGCGTTTATTCTTGATCTATCCAAATCCTTGTATTCAAAAATATCTATAGTACTATTATTTAAATTTGTTAAAGATATTGGTATGATTGTTGCCACTGGTGTACCAGCCTTTATAGTTATTTCTTTGTTTGCTTTCCTTGCTTTAATTGCTAAAGGAAGGGGATTGTCATAAAAAGATGTGCTTATTAGATTAGACATTGTTTCAAAATCTTCATTAAAATAATTTACTGGGTTAATTGTAAGAATGCTAACATCTTTTTCAGTTCTAAAAACTAGCCCAGTATTTAAACTAATAGATGACTGACCCCTGCCAGTATAAGATCCTTCTGGGGCAGAAATAATTTTAACATGTTCCTGTGTTTGATCATTTATTCCATCCCAAGTAAAAACTATATCTTCTGAACAAGAAATGCTCCACCCAACAACATTTGCTTGTGTTACTGGAAAGCATCTGTATGCATGGTTTTCTGATGTGGCATCCATCCAGTCTCTTTTGATAGACATGGGAGAAATTACAAAAGAGTTGCCATACATTTTTTCAACAGTAATTTTAATCATTACTCTTGATCCCATTTGGCATCATACATGTCTGGGGTATGATACTTCTTGCTATAGTCAAGCATTGTTACAATAGAATACTTTGTTCCAGAGTGAACTGGCATTGCCTGATGAGGGTACATGAAGTTAGATGGGAATATGTATAAGTCGCCAGCCTTTGGCTTAATGTTTAGGCCTTGCAGTCTAAAGAATAACTCTCCGCCCTCGTAGTCATCATTGACATATCCAACTAAGGATACTGTACAGTTGTATGAGTAACCGTGATCGTGGTGCTCCTTAAAGTGTTGTCCTGGGCCATACTTTATAAAGTTAAATGCTTCCCAATATTTAAGTGGCATAATATTATAGTCTCTTCTGTAATCTTCTACAGCAGCAGCCTGTGCATCATATAAATCTTGCCAGAGAGATTGAAGTTTTAGAGACTCTTCGCTTTTGTCTAACTCTATGTCTGTTTTCTTAAACTTAAAGTCAACGCAGTCTCTGTACTCTGGCATAAGTTGTTGATAGCCAACATATGCTGGCATCCAGTGGTATCTTTTTCCTTCTGCAGATAATTCTCCATATCCAGCAACAGATCCTAAAGTATTTTCTAATCTATTGATTACATCGAACTCTTTTTTGATAACGTTTCTATAACAGACAATTCCATTTCCAAGAATTTCTTTTTCTGTCCAGGTTTGCATTTTTTCTCCTATTTGTATTCTCTTCTTGACCAAACTTTATTTTTATATACCCCGCCATCTGGCTGACGATAAAACTTTGCATTATCCATCATTCTGGTATAAATCTGACTAGCATTTAAAATCTCTACTTCACTCTTCCAGTTTTCTCTTTTAAAAGGAATAAACTGCATATATGGAGTTCCTTCAGGGATAGTTCCTTCCCATCCTTCAGAAACAAAAAATGGAAAAGTTCCAGCCAAAGACACTTTGTCATTGTCTATTATCCCAGAAGTATTTAAAAATGGTAAGTCAAACCTGTTCATCGGTGTTAGATATATAGCGCTGTATCCTTCTGGAAGAGAAATTTCCCAATCTGGATACCAGGCAAAATGATATTTATAAAACCCCATTGGATGTTCAAACTGTGCCATTGGTGGTCTTTTTGTAACAAAGTTTTTATATCTTGAATCATGAACTTTAGCATCAATAATTCCTTGCTCATTTTTAAAAAAATCTATGTCGCAAGGAGTCTTTAAAACATATCCAGTCATAAAGGAATCAAGAATTGCTGGACACGCTTTCCATGTAGGAATTTTTCCATAGTCATCTGTTGTTCCTTCTTTAGGAAAAGGACAAACTTCTTTAGTTGCTTTATAATACTCTCCATTTGGCATTTTTGCAAATCTATCAGCATCCTTATACCAGTCTGGTATATAGTTTTGAGATGGTGCTGGAACAGAGATGCTTTCTTTTGTTAGCCAAGGCTGAGAAGACTTAAAAGTAACAACATTTTCTTCATCAGGCATACTACTTATGGCCTAACTCGTTTATGTCTGTCATTACGACAACACAATATTTTGTTCCTTCTTTCATTGGCAATGATGCGTGTTCATAAATATAATTAGATGGACAAAGGATAATATCCCCTATTTTTGGAGAATGAGTATAGTTATCCATTCTTGGAAATCTAATCTCTCCACCTTCGTAGTCTTCATTTATATAGATAACAGCAGAGACTGTGCAGTTATACATTGGGCCATGATCTGCATGGATATTGAAGTGAGTTCCCTCTCCTTCATACTTTACAAAGTTAAAAGCCTCATAATAAACTACGTTGATTCCCCAGTACCTTGCATAATCGTCAACGCAGAACTTTAATTTTTGATAAATCTCTTCATGAAGATCAATAAGTTCAGCATTGTGCTCATCTCTTGGTCCCAAGTTTTCTTGCTTAAATTTAAAATCTACAGCATCTCTGGCTTTCTTAATTGGAATATCAGAGTTGGTTACCTTTGCTTCTGACCACTTATACTTTCCATTACCGCCCAAGTTTGACTCAAGAATATTTATATATCTTTCTGAGTCTTCTTTTGAAAACACATTTCTGTATAAATTAATTCCCAGTGCTGGATTTTCAACTAGAATACCGTTGCCAATAGTCTTTGATGGGTATCTATTTATTGCTGTTTCTGACCTATCTTTGGTAAACCAATGATTTTCATTTTCGTCATACATCTTCGATGCAACCTTTCGTTGTTGTTTATATCCTAATAACTAAACTTAGATAAATCTTGAGCCATCCCAGTTATGAGTTTCTCCTGCAGAAACAGCCTGATCTTCAGGAACTTTAACTAGAGTTACCTCACTAGCCAGTGCTGCATCAAACAGTTGCACTTTTGGAGAATTAATAAAAATTGCATGTCTAGCAACTAATATATTATTGCATAAAAATACATACAACTTAAAAGAGTTTAACTGTTCTTCTGTTGCTTCAGACGCTTTGCTTACTTTTCCTCCAGAAAATGAGGTGCCATTCCAAACAGAACCATAGGTTGCTGTTAGTTTATGATCAGACCCATCCATACCAATTACTGGCTCTCCTGAAGCAAGAGCATCATCAATTCCAGTTGCTACATCAGCCTCTTCTGGGTTAAGAAGTGCAAGAACGTCATAAGAATTGTTGTCATTGTTAACTAAAAGTGCGTACATATTATCTCCTTTTTCTTAATTATTAGTATATCATATTGTTTAGTTGGGGTGCATATTTTTGTATGCACCC